GTTATACTGATAGCGAGTAAAATCACACACCCACAAATTACCAGAACACCGAAAATTGTAAATGCACAACGTTTTCGGTGTTTTTTTATGCCTATTGCATCCGCTGCCCCACAAACGAAATCGCTCCGCTTTCTGGAGCTAAAAACGAATGACACTGCAACTGGAGAGTTCTCCGGTTATTTGAGTTGCTTCCATAACACAGACTCCTACAAAGATATCGTGGAGCCGGGAGCGTTTCAGAAGACCATCAATGATGCTCGTGGTCGTGGTGGGAAATACCTCTTTCCGGTCCTCTGGCAGCATGACCCGTCTGAGCCAATTGGCGGTTTCTTAGAGATGAAGGAAGATCGCAAGGGATTGTGGGTGCGTGGGCAGCTTGATATGGACACTGAAAAAGGCCGCCGAGCGTTTTCTGGTCTGGCAAAGGGGTATCTCGATGGGCTTTCCATTGGCTATGACACCATTAAGCAGAAGTATGCGGGCGAGATACGCCACCTGCTTGAAGTGCGGATGTGGGAAGGGTCGATTGTGACGTTTCCGGCCAACCCCGATACGCGCATTGTTGGGGTGAAAACCTCTTGCGGCTCCACGAGCTTTCCGCTGGCTTCTCGCGATACTGCCTGGGATGGGGCAAAAGCCACAAGCCAGTATCAGGACTGGGCCAAAGATGAGAACGGTGAACTGGCTCCAAGCAAGCTCAAACAGGTGCATTTCTATGTAGACGAAAGTGCTAATCCGAAAACGATTGGTGCCTATGGCCTGCCTTTTTGTTTTATTGAAGATGGCAAACCTGTTGCTATCCCCAAAGGGATTATGGCGGTTGCGGGGGTGCTGCAAGGTGCGCGTGGTGCTGGTTCCTATGGGGCTGATGCGGACGCCATTAAAGCAAAAGTGGCTTCCTACTATACCAAGATGAAGAACACCTTCAATGACGCCACGATTATCCCTCCCTGGAACAAGGCGCGAGACTTCAATTCTGTGTTAACCGATCGAGCGCCAGGAGAAGCAATGGAAGACCTTTATGATTTACTTTCGGCGCTCATGGCCTCTGTCTGTGAAACCGTTTGTGAGTGTACTGACCCCAAAGAGTGTGCAGGCGTGGTGGCGACCTCACTCAAGCAGTTTCAGCAGGCGGTGTTGTCCTGGGTAGATGATGCCTATGATGCCGGGATGGGTGCCTATGATGAGTCAAAAAGCCTTGCGCTGGCGCACTTTGGGATATCTGCGCGGTCACTGAAACGAGCAGTGAGCAGTTATACCAAAGAAGGCCGTGCGCTTTCCTCGACCAATCGCACGAAGATCAGTACTGCTCTTGATACGATTTCGACGGCCATCAAGGACCTGCAATCGCTGCTTGAAGACACAAACATCTACAAGCCAGGAAACTCAAATGAAGATGTCGAGCAGCCTGAGAATGCGTCGGGCAAGGATGCCTCTTCAGGTGGCGGGTCAACGACGGGGCCTATCCAGCCAGTGAAAAAATCGGTAGAGGAAGAGCAAGCTGAAGTGATGTTGTCCTGGTTGCGTGGAGTGAAGTCAGAAAGCAAAAAAGGAGCTGCATAATGGATAGTCCAAAAATTACCAGTGGTGGTGCTGGCATGTGGGGGAGTAGTTCTGATAATGTGACCCCTGCTGGCAGTTCTGCCAATGCCTTGTCACAAGTAGGGAAAACAGGGTCAGCAGGCAAACCCTTTTCAGGGAACCCGTCTGGTCCAGGAGCTGGTGCCAATGGTGGGAGTCCTGATCCTGGACTACTCAGTACCGGGAGTGCAGGTAGTAGCAAGCCAGGAGCGGGTCCAAACGGGCCAAGTCCTGACCAGTCGTTACTGAGCACACGCGGCAAAAGTAGTGATGCGGTACGTAAACCTGCCTTTGGGGGGATGGAAAAAGGGGTATTGATCCCATAATTGTTGTCGAGCGCACTGGAGCCGTTGCCAACAACACTCCTCATTCAAGCCGAAGCGGTGGCTTCACTTGTACGCAAAAAGCGCACAACTGATGTTTTTATGAGGAGAAGTTGCCATGTCGGTAACGATACAGACCATGTACGAGGAAATGAAGGGTACATGGAATGAACTACAGAGCGTGATAGACACGCAAGAAAAAGAGCTGAAGTCTCTTGGGGGGGTCTCTGCCGAGACAAAAACCTATGCCGAAAAGCTCAATGACCGTATTACGCAGCTTGAGACAGCAATGGCTCGCCCTCAGTTTCTTCCTCATGAAGAAAGCAAGAGCGATCCGCGCAAAAGTGAAGCCAAAGCGGCCTTCTTCCAGGCCCTCGAACACGGATACGGAAGTCTGAAGCCAGAGCAGAAGCAAATGGTGCCGATCGCTGGCCCAAATGAGTCAAAGGCACTGTTCCAAACCGACGATACTACTGGCGGCTTTTTGGCTCCGACCGAATTTGTGCAGGACATCATTAAAGCGATCGTGCTGTACTCCCCTATTCGTGAAGTGGTGACGGTTCGCTCAACACAAAACAAGAGCATCCTCTATCCGACCAGAACGAGCACGTTTGCGGCGCAATGGATCAGTGAGCAAACGACCCGTACGGAAACGGTCGGCCTCAAATATGGCCAGGAAGAGATCATGAGTCATGAGATGTATGCGCTTGTGCTCATTTCCTATAGCGATATGGAGGATACGTATTTCGATATGGAGACGCAAATCCAGATGGAATGTGCCGAACAGTTTGCGGTGACGGAAGGCGCGGCCTTTGTTGCTGGCAGCGGGGTTGGCAAACCTGAAGGACTGCTCACCAACGCGAACGTGTCCTACTTTCCAGTTGGCAGTACGTCCGCGATCCTTGCTGATGGCCTCATTGGTGCTGCCTACACGCTCAAATCTGCCTACGCAAAAAATGCGATCTGGTTGCTCAACCGCAAATCAATTGGGGCGATCAGACAGCTCAAAGACTCGTATGGCCAGTACCTCTGGCAGCCTGGTATTGCCTCTGATATCCCCAACACTATTCTGGATCACCCGTACATGGAAGTTCCTGATATGCCGGATGTGGCAACCAATGCATACCCGATCATGTTTGGAGACTTCAAGCGGGCTTATGTGGCTGTAGACAGGGTACAGATGGTCATGACCAGATTGACTGAGCGCTATGCAGACCTCGGCCAGATTGGCTTCATCGCTCGCAAACGCGTTGGTGGGCAGGTTGTGCTCCCGGAGGCTGTGCTCAAATTGAAGATTTCCACTTCTTAGGTTGCTTGCTATGCAAAGTATCATCACCAACTCAAAAGAAACATCTGTGTTTGTCATTGCTCTCAGGCGAAGAAGGCTGGAAAGTCATACCCCACTGAGAGGATGAAAGGAAAAGATAATGGCAAAGCGTGATTTATATCACAGCATTGGGGTGATCGCGAATCTGATCCCGGTTGCCGCTCACACCACGACGGTTGCGATTGCATCCTCAGCAACCCTTGATACCTATGGGTATTACGGCATTGTGCTGGAGGCGATCTGCGGCACTATTACTGACGGCACGCATACCATCACCGTCTACGAGTCCGATACCGATGTGACTGGCAACTATACGCTGGTCGCGAATGCTGATCTGCTGGGCAGTTTTGCGGCTATTAGTTCATCTGCTGCGGCAAATCAGAAGGTTGGCTATATTGGCTCGAAGCGCTACCTGAGAGTAGTTGATACGGTTGCTGGCACGACCACTGGCGGCGTGTATGGCGTTGTTGGTATTGTTGGGTTCCCGATGCATAAACCTGTGGCAGGGACTGCATAAACGAAAGGAGAGCACATGCGTATTAAGATGCTTCACACCACGACTGGTTCTCATGATGGGGTCCGTATCCACACCTACGAGAAGGGCGAGGAATTTGAGGTCGGTCATGGGCATATGCCAGAAGACCTGGCCCGTGCCTTTCTTGAGAGTGGGGCGGCAGAAGAGCTAGGGAAAGAGAAAAAGACTCCTCCTGGCCCCTCTGAAACGAAAGATGCGCCCAAAGATGAGAAGAAAAAATAAATGAGGCTGTATCTCACTCCTGCTGAACTGCAAGAGATGCCGCTTGGAGTAGGGCTGCAAGCAACGGTTTCAGCTCTGGCAACAGGCGTTCTCGACAAACTGCTAGCCCGCGCCTCGGCCCGCTGCGATGCTTTTTGTCGTAGGCGGCTGCAAGCTCCAGGGGGCAGTACTCTCACACAATCAGCAGGAGTTGGGACAACCGCGCTTTCGGTCGCATCGACCCTGACCCTCGACACGCTCGATGAACAGGCAGTCATCATTGGTAGTGGCGCAACGCAGGAAACGGTAGCGATTGTGTCAGGAGGAGTTGCCGTTTCTTCCTGGGGCGATCCCTATCCAGGGACTATCACCCTTGCTGATCCGCTTATCTACGATCACAGTAGCGGGGAAACGGTGCAATATGTGTACCGGGAAGTCACCGATATCACAGAAGCTGGCCATGACGCGCAAGGCGGGCTATATTCAGGCATTACGCAGTCAAATACGGTCAAGCTCTCTATGACGTATCTGCCACCGCTGGGAGACTTGCTTTCACGCACGGTCTTTTTGAAAAGCTATCCACTTATTGCTATCGATCAGGTGGAATACTCCTACTTCAGCGAGGGCTTTACCGGTGTCGATTTTACGGAAGGTCTCTCGATAGCGCCATCAGAAGGCTGGTATCAATTTCGTGTGGGCCAGATCATTTTGCGCGATGGCTTGCTTAGAACGACGTATCGTGGCGGCTACGAACAGGTGCCGGACGATATCAAAGAAGCCTGCTCGTATTTCCTGGCGGAACAACTGATGCAGCAAACAAATCCGTATGGGTTGGTGCAGAGTACGATGGGGAAGCGGACACTCAAATGGAGTGATCGAGCACTCAAGCTAGGGATTATTACACAAGCGGAAGATATCCTTTCACGCTATGTGAGGCTGCTGTGAGTAGCGATATCACGGTCAAGGTGCTGCGGGCAGGTGTTCAGGTGTATGCATCAGTCTATTTGCAGCTTGATAACATGCAAAACCCTGAAGCGACCTATTATGGTGGGGTTGCTCCTTACTCACGCTATTGGGGGTATAGCTTGCAAACGCTTGATGTCAGGCAGGCTGATGCCCTGGTTGATCTGGTTAATATCGATCCAAAGACAGGAGTTGCTGTGCAGTATCGAGCTGTGACGGATATGGAGAACTTCCCAGATAATCATGGGGAGGTTGTGCTTGATAAGGTAAGGGGGTCGTGATGCCAAATACAGTAAAAGCGTTTAAGTTTGCTTTTGATGCAGATAGCCTTGCGAAGATTCAGCAGTTTAGTGACTGGCAACCGATGCTTGAAGAGGAACTACTCAAAGCCCACGACAAGGCTGATTCTCTTATTCAGTATCAAGCGAAGAAAGTTGTCCCTTATCAATCGGGAGAGTTAGCAAGTCACTTTGGGGTTGAGGTGGATTCTCCTTATCAAAGTTCAGTTTTTAACGATTCTCCGTATGCATGGCGGCGGGAAAGAGGATTTTCTGGGATGACAGATAGCCTGGGGCGATACTACCCAAATGATCCAGGGACGCTGTATATGGGGATCACGTTACAGCTCACAAAAAAGAAGGTCGGGGAAATCTTTGGGCTTGCTCTTGATAGCGCTCTGGCGCGGTTGGGTGTGTTGTAATGGTCAATACGCCAAATACACCGGCTATCGGGGATGCAATCGTGAGTTATGTGCAAGCAATTACCTACCCTGATACCACGCCTGTGTATACCTATGTGCAGCTAGAGGGGATCAAGGATGTCACCGATTATGTGGGGGGGAGTAAAGCCTGTGCTGAAGTCTACGGCAATGATGATGCGAGCGAACATCACGCCTTCAATGGGGTGATTTGTGATGAACAGTCCTGGTACATTCTCTCGCTCTGTAGTCTGGATACGGCCCAAACTGCGCGTCAGATTTATGCCATTCGCGATGCGCTCGTCCAGCCGTTTCAAAAGCACGCGACGCTTGGCGATGTCGGTTCTGTCTACGATGCACGTATCAAGAGTGGTTCTGGCAAGTTCTTGCGGGTCTATCGCAACGGCCAGGAGTACCGCGCCCACCTCATTGAAATTACCACCAAACAACTCTGGCAAGTGCCATTTCCGGGAGTAACAGCATAAGAGGATCACGTATGCAAAAAAAGACCTATGTATTTCATGAAGCCGGGGTTATTCCGGGAATTCCTGGCAGCTTTCCGGCAGGAGTTGAGGTAGATATTGATCTTGATACGATGACCGTGGTTGGGCAACGGTTCAGGCAGGCGAATGCTCTTGAAGTTGCGGATGACTCTGCACAAAAGCAGTCGGGGAAAGGGGAGTAGCGGATGCCGTATCTTGCAACGAGTGCTCGCGGTTCACTCAACATTACGCTCGAAACCAACCCTGGCGAACAGCTTTTGCTCGCGACGACCGCTGTATCAGCAACCATGACCGGGATAACAGCGCCAACAGGTGCGTCAGGGATGCGTTTTCATATCAAGCTCGTGGGCTGGACGACTTCTGGCTCCATCACCATTACTGGAACTGGAACGCCTGCAAGTACCGAAACCATTACGATTGCGGCTCCCACAACGCAGCTTATTCAGTCAGCACAACTTGCTAGTTTTGAGTATGTAACGGTCAACAGCTACACAGCGATCACCAATATCACCACGACTGGTGTCACTGGTGGTTTTATCACGGTCTGGGGTATTCAGTCGGGCAAATACCAGCTTCCTGGCACGATGAAGAGTAAACGGACGCCAAAAATATACAGCCCGAACGAGCACAATAGTTTTATTGAGCGTGACAAAAAAGTATTACAACTGGTCAACAACACGACAGTCGATGAGATCAAGCAGGACGCCTACGGTGATCTTTCGCTCTGGTGGCCGTATATGACGATGGGAGCGCCGACGGTAACCACCATTCCAGCCTCCCCGACCTCACTGCTTGCAGTTACTCCGCTTACATCGACCATGAGCCTGACAACACAACCAACTGCTCCAGGCATGAAGCTCATTATCGCAGTGACTTCTTTTACAGTGGCTGGGACGCTGAGTATCACCGGGACTGTGAATGGAGTCGCCAACGTCTCTGAGCAAATTGCTAGCTCAGCGGCTGGCACCTATTATTCGTCAAACTCGTATTCGGCTGTCAATGCATCAGGCATTACGAACGTGACGACTGCTGCTTCCATTGCAATCACGGGAGTCTACGCCTGGCAATTGACCTTCCTCTCAGGGGGAAGTCCGTATAGCGCGGCGGTTGAATGGTTTGATGGGGCCGGCTCCTGGACACATCCCTTTGCTTTTGCGACCGATGCTGATTTTGATGTCAAGGTGGAGACAGAAGCGTCCCTGACTATCAAAGGAAAAGCCGCTGACAAGCTCCCGATAGGCGATCGCACAACTGCTTCCCTGGTTGGCACCAACCGTATTTCAGCGCTTGGCGTCAATCTGAACGATCTTCCGATGGTTGGTTGGCAGGGGATGGTCTACCTTGATGCCGTAACAGGAACGCCTGCGACAACATCCTACGCCGATATGCAGGAATGCAAGATCAGTTTCAAGCTCTCCCCAGAAGAGCATTTCACGTTCACCAATCAGCAGAACTTTAACCGCGTCTATGCCGGGAAAAGAGAAGCGACCATTGATGTCAGTCTTGATTTCACCAATATGCTGCAATGGGAGCAATTTCGCCAGAACTTGAAACAGTACTTTGTGTATCAGATGCTGGGGCAGTTTCTCGGCAACAATAGCGGGTCTCCCGTCTACAAGTCCTGGACCTGGACGCTGCCTATTCGTTCCGATGGCGATTTTGAGCCAACCTCTGATCCATCAAAGGCGATTGTGTCCTGTAAAGCGAAATGGCGTTGTGAGTATGATGTCAATCTGGGCGCATCCTATAAGCTCGTGATTGTGACACAAGTACCTCCAAACTATACAAGCTAGAATCTTAACTTAAAATCATCAAAACACACAAACCCTCATAGAAGCTACACACAAAGTGAGCAGCACACATGGGCGCATTTGATGAAGTGTCCCCGATTACTATTCCGCGTTCTGAAGAGGATCGTAAACGCTGGCGCTGGGAACCACACGAGCAGGTACTGATTAAAGGCACCATTACGGTAGCAGATCAAGAGTATGTCACCGACCAGTACGGCCAATCTGGTAAAAACGGCGGAGTGGAAGTTCGCATGGGCAAAGGCCGCTTCGCGCTTCTTGACCGCATGATTATCAGTTGGACCTTCACCCAAAATGGTCACCCGGTTCCAGTCAATGCGCTAGCTATCAGGCGTCTTCCCGCCAACTACAGTAACGCTATTTTAGAGGTGATTGACAATATTTCCACGAGCATGAGTGAGGAAGAACAAGAGGATTTTTTGGACTCTGCGAACGGGCATATAGTGGACGACTCAAAATCAACGAAACTGTCCCTGATGAGCTGATCGAAGAGTTTCTGTTTCCACTCTTTGGTGGCTATCACGGCTATCGTTTGGCTCCGGCTGAAACGGTTCTTCGCCATCGTATACGGCTGATTGCCCGCTGGAAAGCAGAAAAGAGGATACGAGAACAACTTGAGAATGAGG